CTAAATCTAATCCCATCAATAATTCGTTTTATTTCGTAAAAAAATTGTAGTGTAATGTATAACGTTACAGCTAACGGCACTGAAATTAATGTAAAAAATGTTAATTCGTAGATAAATATTAAGGTAGTTTTCATATTATTTTCCTTTAGGTGTAATAGGTACAATAGGTTTTTTGACATCTTTGTTAAGCCACTTTAAGATTTCATCTGCTCTATTAAACAAATTACTATCAATGCCAGAACTTAAAGATACCCATAAGGCAAATTGCTCATTGTTCATTGTTGGTTGGTTCATGTTATTTATTTTTAATTAAATCATCAATATAAATTGTGTCTCCCTCCTTAAATTTTGGAAATGTAAGTGTATCTACTTCATAAGAAACGCCATTTATACCAACAAATACACATTGGTAGTTTGTTGTTGTAGGCTTGTCATCATAAAGAGTGCTTTCAGTAAAAGTATTAACATACTTATAGTGCAATATTGTAAATTCCTTATTTGGATTATTGCAACCAAACAATAAAAATAATAGTAAAAACTTTTTCATGTTATTTCTTTAATGATATTTTAAATGTTGTTGTCGAATATTTAGGAGCTGGATAAATCATCTCACCAGTTTCTGGGTCTACTAATGGCTCTTTAATAGTTTTTAGCAATGATTCTCTTTCCTTTTGCTTGTACTTAATAGCTTCTAATTCCTGGTTCATCTTTAACCAAGAGTAGTCACCATCGTAAGCATACTTTACGCCAGATTCAAACTTACTCACTTCGGCTCCTAGGACCTCAGCCTTGCCTTGTGGATGGGTAGATAGAATTGTTATAACATCTTCCTTTAAATCGGCTCTAATGCCATCTAAAAGCTGAATAAGGGCCTCTGCCTTAACAAGCATCTCAAGTGGATTGTCTCCAGTCTCTCGGAAATGCTGTACAATAGTTTGTTTAAGTAATTCAACGCTAAACTTGGATGGTTCGATAGAACTTAGTTCTACTTTAGGTAATAATTCAAAACTCATAATATTTATTTTTTGGTTAAGTTTTCTTTTTTCATGGACAATAGTTTCTTTAATGTTTCATCAGAATCAAACCAATGCTTATGTGTAAAATAAATATCAGTTAATTGTTTAACCTTAGTACAGTTTGCAATTTCCATCATTAACTCTTCTTTAAATATTGGGTCTTGCTCTTCTTCTACAATTTCTGCTACTACCTCTTGAACTGTTTGAGCAGGTTTTTTAGGTGCCTCATGTACAAAATCCATCTCTTCTGCTGGTGTAGCTTCGAATCCTGCAGCCTTCATTAACCAAGCAAGTAAGTTACGATACGCCTTACCGATTGCTCTTGTCTGTGCCATTGATAAGATTGCATACTCATCAAATCTCTTTTTGCTATGCTCAAAGTTGCTACATATTGCTACTCCAGTAGCTACTAACTGACCAGTATTAATATTTCGTACTTCGCACTTAGCCATGTACTTAATTTCTACTTGACCAGGTTCTGTGCCTCTTCGAGTTAAGTCCGTAGTTTCTGTGATAATCGGCATTAACCCTAATGAAGCTCCAGCAAACTGCCATCCTTCAACATTAACGAATTGCTTTCCTTGAATGTTGCTTGACAATCCTTTTTCTTTGATAAGTTTAGCTAAATCTTTAGATAGGTTTAGCATTGAATCCGAGTTGATTAAATCAAACCTTGGTTGATTAGTTAATTCTGTGCTCATAGTTTAGTTTTTTAGTTGTGTTTAAATTATTTGGAAAATATTGTACATGATTAATAGGGTTCTCATCCCAGTAACTAATTAATAGTTGCATCAAGTTATAAGATGCCTGGTTATAAGTAATCTCATGTATAATTTTTGCTGCGAATAGTTTTCGCTCTTGTTCTGATAAGTTGTGAAAGGTAGATAACATAATTGTTGGTTTATTTGTTTGCGTAAATGTTGTTAGGTAATTCTATTGAATCCATTACTGATTCATATTTCTCCATGTAGAACGGTATTACTTCAATATCATTAACAAAGGTGTTAAGTCCATGTAAAACAGTTGTTCTGTCTCTTTTAAAATATGGAGCTATTTGTGATGCCTTTTGAAAATAGGATGTGTGTAAAATGTAATAACACATATTTCTTGCTAATACTAATTCTCTATCCCTAGATTTGTGTGACATCTTTTTAATATCAACCTCGAACGCCTTAGATACAAGTTCAATAATATTATTAAATATCTTGATATCAATTTTTGTTAATCTGTTGGTAAGTAATGATTCTCTTGTTGGTCTAGTTCTCACTGTAGTCATTGATTTGGTTTTTAAGTGCCTCTAATTTCTTTGCGTAATAAGTTTTTACTATTTCTACTGTCTCGTAATCATGTTTATCTAATCTAATTTTAAGTAGATAAGGCGTAAGCCCAGTGATAGCACAGATTTTTTTTATGTCTCCATGACGAAGCATTGCTCTATAATCCGTTACTTGTATCATCTTGTAGTTGGTTGTTTTGATTAATTAATGTCTCCCCTGCTTCTGTTAATGTTCTGCAGAATAATGTGAACGTCTTGTCTCCATCTTGAAATGTAACGGTAGTCTCCTCAGTGTTAGCAAGTACTAATCTAATAGCTGGTTCTTGTCCATCTATCTTCTCATTAGTAGCTGCGAATACTTGTGGTTCATTGTCTCCGAATTTAAAGCACCATTCACAAGGGAAAATTGGTGTTAATGTTTTTTCTGTTAATTCTAATTCTTGGTTTTCCATATTAATTGTATTTATTTATTGATGCGTTTAATTTTTTATATTCTGTTTCTGCTTTCATCTTAAAGGTGTGAAAAAATGCCATTGTTTCGTCAACTGGTACGCCATCTGTTTGCTCATCATTAAATTCCTTCATTAGTCTTTTTACTAATTGTTTGTTTTTTTCATCAATGCAGAATAAGGCGAAAGACTCTTCAATTGTCTTAATTGCGTAAACCATTTCTTTAAGTAGACTTAGAGCGTGTTTTTTTTGTTGCTCCGTCATTTGGTCTGGTTGTGGTTGTATTTTCATGTTATTTGGTTTTGTTAAATAATTTTAGGTGTCTGTCTATCCCCAGAACAGATGCGTCAAGTGAGGCGTAATATGAGCTTCTCCAGTAGTACCATTTACCATTAAGTATTTGATTATCCCATTTAATAATCATGCCTTTGTAAGTGTACTGTTTTGAGATTCTGCCGTTACTGTTTACGTAGGTATATTCTTCTTTTATACCTTTTTTCTTCTGTTCTAGTGATAATTTCATTTGTTTAAATTGATGGTGTAGTCACCGTAAACAAGACTTTCTCTTCGCTTCTCGCTAATCCAAGTGATAGATTTTGGTATATCAAATACGCCTTATCGTAATCTTTGGACATTGTGCCAGAAACTATGAGACCGTCTAATCTGGTGAAGTAAAATGTTTCGTTTAGTAATAAATCGTGTTCCTCGATAAATGTGTAGGTTTTCATGTTATTGTGTTTTGGTGTTTAATTTAGATAATCTAGTAAAGTAGGTTTTTGTGTCTCCTATGACAGCTTTAGACATAGACCGCTCATATTCCAATGGGTGGATGCAGTTTTTTGTCTCATAATTGTAGTAGGCTTGTTGACCTTTGTAGATGAGTGTACCAGTGATAGCACATCTCATGGGATAAGTTAAGGTGATTAATTCAAACATGGTTTTTTGTTTTGGTTTGGTAAAATTAAAGGTTTTTTATTACAATTTAATATATTTTAGTTAATTTTTAGTTAATCCGTAAAAGATTTTTGTTATAACATTATCCGCACAGATTTTTGCCGCTGCTGGATTTTTGCGTACCTATAACCTTGCTGGATTTTTGGGTATGCCAGATTTTTGGTATAGGTGTACGAATGATGCCGTAGGTGTATTTTATTGCACATTTAGGCACTTTTATACTGTTTATAGGTACAAAGTAGTCTCAATATGCTTTTATTGGCACTTTACAGCCTCATTTTGGGCTTTTCTTTATTGTTTAAGGTATAGACCTCAAACGTATTTTAGTATGTCTTATTTTGGCTTAAATTAGCTTTTATCGTGCTAAGTGTTCAAACCATGCTTTTTGCTCTTTGTTTTCCTTTGCCTTTTGTTCGTTTATCCTTTTGCCTTGCTTTATTAAATTAGTCAATGCGAAGGGATTAATATTTTTATCCAGTGCCATTTTATCAATGGTTAGATAGTTATTAACGAAATCAAGGTACAAATGAAGGGCAAAGCCTTTGTTAATTGCTTTTTTCATTGTGTTTTATCTGGTTAATATAAAAGCCCAATTAAGGGCCTTTATTTCGCTAATTAATAGCTCATCAGTTAACCTCTATCTAAATACGTCAAAATCAATAGGCATTATAATTCCTAATTTATTAGAATTATACGGCTTTACTTGTATTGTTTTTAACCGACCATAAAAAGAATATATTAATTGGCCTAGGTTTTCACCTAATGCCTCAGCTAAATCCATTAATAAAGATGGATTAAATGATATTTTTTCGACTGCTTCTAATGGCTGTTCAGTGGACATTATAACACTTTCACAATCTGGAAAACGTCCAATATTATCCATTTCGGGTCTTGTCTTCATTTTTATTATCCCTTGTAATTGCCATTTATTGTTATATGCTTCCAATAAATTACCATTACGTTTAAAATCTGTACACTTATAAAAACCTTGCTTTTTCCAGTCATCCCCTAAAATATAAAGCTCGTCTTCATTGTTAAAAAGGTCGCTAAATACTTCTTTTACTGGTATTCTTGCCAAAATATGGCAATTTGTAGCATAAATAAAACCGCCTTTTATTTGTACGTATTTTAATGCTGGTCTTAAATTGTCTTTTGATACTGATAAATGTAATTTCATGGTGTTTTGTGTTTTATGGTTTAATTTGTTTGTTTTAATTCCTCTTCTCTTTCTGATTCGTACTGATATATATATGAACCGATAACGTCCCAACATATACCTATTGAAGCATCATGATACTGGTATAAATCATCTAATATATTATCTGCTTCATGTTCTGTTAATTCTACTCCTATTTCATCTGCCCTCATTAATACATCATCTGATGTCCAGATAATTTTTATTTCTTTCATATTGTTTATTTTATTGGGTTTGTTAATTGTTTTGCTCTTCGATTAGGTGTTCTGCTATTTCATACCAGTTTACGTCGCTGGTAAATGCAAGAGCATAATCCAGAACGATTCTACTTTGTACGCTGGTTTCTTCTAATGTTTCTTCGACGTAGCTTTCTAATTGCTTGGATAACTCGTAAACGTCCGTTTCATTTTCATTAGGGTTAAAATCATCAAACCATTCAAGAGCAATTCTCCATGTGGCGTAATTTGTCCAGCCGTTATAATTGCTTTTTGTTTCTGTTTGTGTTTGTGTTTGTGTTTGTGTCATGGTGTTAAGGTTTATTTGTTTTTGTTTTCGATTGTCTCTAATAAGGTTTTGATAAATGCCCATACTAATACGCTGGTAATGCTGATAAGGATAGCCTCGGCTATTGTTATATACTGGTTCATGTTTATTTGGTTTTAATTAATGATAAGATAAGACGGCCAATGTTAAAAAGAAAGGCGGCAAATAGTGTAAGCTGTGCAGCTGCTAAAATGTTTGTTAAGTTTTGCATGGTGTTTTGTTTTATTTATTATTTTATTAAATCGGTAAATAACTTTTTAAGGTGTAGCAATTGGAAAAGGTTTTCTTGTAACTGGTTATAGTCCCATGTAAACCAGTGTTCCTCGTTTAATAGTTCCCCACTTAATAAACTTTTCTTTACATCCTCCATTAAGTCTATCTGGTAATTAACCATGTTTTCAAGTAAATAAACTTTGTCTTTTGCGGTGCTTTGTTCCTTTAATAACTGAATAGTTTGGTCAAAAAATAAAAATGCTCCTTCGCTTTGTTTAATTGATTTTTGCATAATTGATTGGTTTTTAATGTGTTATGTGTTTTTGTGGGTGTTTTTATGTCCCATTGACAAAACGAATATAGTAAATAATATTAAATAATTGCAAATAATATAAAAAAGATTAAAAAATATTTTGGTCTGTTTTTAGTACGCTAGTAAAGAAACTTTACTAACTTTTATTTGGTGGTATACATTATATAATGTATTATATAATAAATACTATATTATATAATAAATAATACTTTATATAATATATACTATATTCTATAATAAATAATAAATACTATATTATATTAGGGATGCTTTACCAATGGTATTTAATTTGTGTTAGTTATCCGTTATTTAGGTGGGTGTTATGTTCCGTAAATGAGACAGTAACAAATAGTATACAAAATAAATGAGTAAAACACACTACGAAAGTCTTACTATTTAACATAATGGTAATTATAAGACAAATCGATACTTGATTATCAATGTGTTATATGTTACAATTTATACCCATGTACCCCCTACCCACTTTATTCGCACAACGAAAGTTTTCGTACCCTTGTGCCTCTCATATTTTTGATATAAAACATTGTTTTCACAAATTTTAATATTTGGTATATATGTTGTAGCTTTGAACATTACCTCATTAGCTCAATAGGTCAAGAGCCTCCCATTGTGGGAGAGTGTATTGGTTCGAGTCCAATATGAGGTGCAAAACGATGTTATGAGAGATACAGTTGGTAAGAGGATATATAGATGCAAGTGTGGTACTTGTCTGGAGGAGTATGTCTGGAGCAGTGAGATTAGAGAGAAGGAGTTTGAGTGTCCAAAGTGTGGCAAGTCACTTGGGTTTAATAACATCAAGGTAGACAAGGTAGTGAGTATTGTTTCGATTAGAACGCCAACCAAAAACCGATAATATGAACGCAGAGTTTAAGGATATAACGAAAGAAGCATTTATCATTGCTTACCGAGAAAATTTTGGAAATATTACTATAGCTTGTCAAGCGTGTGGTATTAGCAGAACGATGTATCAAGGATGGATGAAGAATGACCCAGAGTTTAGAAAGACTTTGGCTGAGATAGAACCAGAGGAGATTATGCTTGATTGGGGGGAGCACAAATTGATGGAGAGGATTACTAAGGGAGATACCCTTGCTACGATGTTTCTGCTCAAGACTAAGGGCAAGAGAAGAGGTTACATTGAAAAGACTGAGGTGGCTCATGAAGGAGACGTGGTGAAGCAGATAACGGTCAATGTGGTCAAACCAGCAGAATTGCCTAACTTGCAGAAGCAACTTGATGGAGATGAGAATATAATTAATTTCGATACTCAGAAAGATAACAGCTTTACTGTTCCAGCCACATTGGCTACCGAGATACCAGAGATTCCGTTATATGACCATGATAAAGGAGAGTTGCTTGATATGAATGACCAGGATGAGTACGAAGAGTAGTTATCGCTCAAATAAAGTTGCTTTATAGTGCAACTTGAGCCGTAAATGAACGATAAACGGCTCATTACTGATTGATAAAGTTTTCTATTGGTAAACTTGTAACCAAAATGGGAACTATATTTCTATTTTGCATGAATTTTACATTAAAATCCATGCAGAGTTTACAAATTAGAAATATATGTCCAGTTTTTGATACTAAAAACATGACATTTACCAAAGTCGGTAATTATTTTCTACCAAAGTCCGAATTAGTGTCACAAATTTTCCATTATCTGTGACATAGTAAGGGGTAATTCGGTTATATCTTGTAACATATAAAAGGTAGATTTGTTACAAAATTGGTGCAAATGAATATAAATAGGTGCAAAGTTTAATTTATGGGTGCAATTTATACTTTGAGTATAAAAATAGGAGTAATACTACCCTAATAGCAAAAAATGTAAACTGTTCAAGTTTTGATAGTGTTCACGAACCATGAACAAGCCTAATAAGTGAACAACTAAACTGTTGTATAAAATGCAACGATTAAAATTATAAAATCTTGCTGTACCTAAATTATAGTTTTGTACGTATAATAGCCGTACAGTTGTTATACTTTTATGTATTAAAGTAACATAACTACACTTATTTGTACGATAAAGTGTCATAAAACGCACAAATGCACATCATATTGTGCAATTAATGACACATTATGCCATCATTAGTGTCAAATAAGGCACTTTATGGTGCATGTTACCGACATCAATGTCGGAGACATAGTAGTATTCCCTAGCTTGTTATAAAACCAAAAAGTACTAACTTCGTTTTACCAATCCAAATTTTTTAATTTTCATCTATGAGCCCAGAGGAAAAACAAAGTCTAATTGATTACATCTACTATTTTGCATGGGTGTATGGTAGATACTATCACATTGGAGATGCTGATAAAATATTAGAACAAGTTGGGCAAATAGTTGAATTACCAGAAAAAGTAATTAATGAACTATGAACGTAACTACCAACATCGTTTTCGAGATATTACAAAACAGCCAAAAGAAAATATCGGTTATGCAAGGCGGAACAAGGTCTGGCAAAACCTACAATGTCTTGACCTGGTTTATAGTCAAACTGTTACAAGAAAAGGGAAAAACGCTGACTATCTGCCGTTCCTCGCTGCCGTCTATCAAGGGCTCCGTAATGAGAGATTTTGTAGAGATACTCTCGAAATATGGTTTATACTCAGAGGAAAAACACAACAAGTCAGAAAATCTTTACTTCTTAGGGGGAAACACAGTAGAGTTCGTATCTACCGACCAACCTCAAAAGATAAGGGGTCGAAAAAGGAATTACTTATTTATAAACGAGGCCAACGAAGTTAACTACGAATCTTGGATGCAATTAGCATTAAGAACCACAGAAAAGATAGTTATTGACTATAACCCATCAGATTACTATTCTTGGATATATGATAAGGTGGTTACTAGAGAAGATGCCGATTTTACCATCACAACCTATAAAGACAATCCATTCCTTGAGAAGTCATTGGTAGAAGAGATTGAAAGATTGAAGGATGCTGACCATGAATATTGGAGAGTTTACGGTTTAGGTGAAAGAGCAATATCAGAAGCAACTATTTATACCCATTGGAAACGCAGACGAAACTTCCCAGAAGGAGGGGAAATATTTTATGGACTGGATTTTGGCTACAACAATCAAACCGCACTGGTACGTATCAAACACTTCGACAATGAAATTTTCGTGGAACAACTTATCTACGAAACTAAAATGTCCACTTCGTTACTTATCGATAGGTTAAAGGCATTTGGCTTTGACAAGCGAACTGAGATATTTGCAGATGCTGCCGAGCCCAAGACTATCGCTGAGATTAATAAGGCTGGATTTAGCCTTAAACTGGCCATTAAAGATGTTTTTGCTGGTATCAACAAGGTAAAGTCGTTCCCATTGATAATTAAAAGCGATTCCTTAGATTTGTTAGATGAAGTAAAGAACTATAAGTGGAAAACAGATAACGATGGCAACACGTTAGATGAACCAGTTAAGTTTAGAGACCATTTGATGGATGCCATG